CCATAATGTAATCAAAAATATAATGCTTAAATCTGTATATTATCACAGACTATAATAAAAGTCAAGCAGAAACGTCCACAAAATCAAAATAATCAAACATAAAAGTGGAATCTGCCGAAATGATATCGTCCGCAGATTGGCTTGAATCGAATATGATATCCGATAGTGTGATTGGGAACATATTATAAAACTGTACCCGTAGAATTGGATTATTCAAAGATGAAAGTACAGTCAATGTGGCATCCGAATAATAAGATGGTTTATTACCTTTTTGTGGTCCTAATGCCTGCAATCTTTTGCGTTCATCATAACTTGATGGAGAAGCAACGGAACGGAACCAAGTATGTAGTTCTTGCCATGATTGTAACTTCTCGTCCACCAAGAAGTGGATATTGAATGGATTGTATGTAATCTTATTACCAGGGGCAAATATGTCCAACATTGGAGTTTGTAATGGGGCCTGTCCTAGATTGATTCCAGGTATATTCACAGACTGGCAAAAGAATGTAACCGTTGGTAACCTATCAAATACCAATAGGTACTTGGTTGGTTGTAACAGATTAGTATTTTGTGGTGTTCTATTAAGTGCGCTCATACGTTTATTTAGGTCATAAAAAAAGAGACTTCCGAAGAAGTCTCTCTAAACTATCACTCTGTGGTGATTTTGTTTTGTTTAAATTACATGAGGTTCTTAACTTGGAAAATACGATAGTATACGTTAGAACGTGGTGTAATTTGGCTAGTAGCAGCACCGTTTGCCAAGATACCTTTAGCAAATGGGTTTGGTACCATACCGTAACGTGTTTTGAAACCAATTTTTGGTTGGAATGTAAATTGGTCAACTGCACGAACCATTTGTAATGGAACGTATGGGCAATAGAACAAACCAGCGTCATAAGGTGAAGAACCTTTGTAACCGATTGTAACCAATTCTTGGTTAGAAGTATAACCACCAAAGTATGGGTCAATGTACACTTTGATACGGCCGTGTAACATACCAGCGAATGTATTGCCAGTATCATCTACTTGCAAATCAGCAGACAAAGCAGGTGTATAAGAAAGAACACCAGCCATAGCCATTGCTGAAGCAACGTCAGAAGAAACGATCAATACGTTACCTTTACCCCTACGAGTCTGCTTGGCAATAACGTTAGCGTCACGTTCGATTTGGAAAATCAAACCTTTGAAACGCTCAACCGACCAACGACCGTTAGAGTCTGTATCTAAGTCAAATGTACCAGCATTTGTTGTGCCATATTGAGCACCTGGAACAGCGGACAAATAGATTGTACGGATAACTTCACGGTTGATTTCTGAGAGGATCTCAGTAGACAGAATGTTAGACAGTTCTGTTTCAGCATCAAGACCATGAATTGCTTTCAAGTCTTGTGCAAGTTCTAATGAGTACTCAGCTTTCAAGGCACGGCTTTGAGCAGTTACAGTAACTTTCTCAATTGTAAACGCCATTTGTTGGAATGGGTTTGTATCGCTTGTACCTAGTTGTTCAGCAGTAGCTGTTGGGATACCAATACCAGTTGTAAATGCGTTAGCAGTCAAAGAAGCAACAGGGTTTGTTGTAACGTCAGCTGCTTGTGTACCTTGGAAACCGTATGGGTTAGCAGAGGAATTAGCACCAGAGAACTCTGTGTTAGCTTCGTTGAAGAATGCTTCAGCAGTGCTTGATTGGTTGTTGTACAATGCACGCATTGCAAAAATCAAACCAGTAGGACCAGTCATTGGTTGAACACCAGCAACGTCATAAGCGATTAGATTTGGCAATGAACGGCGTACCAAAGAAATCAAGATTGGATCAAAGTTAGAAACACCACCACCAATGTTGGTTGGACCAGCAGAGTAAGTAGTTTCGTTCAACTGAGCAGCATCTTGATTCATTGCTTGTTGTTGATTTTCCAAAACAAGAGCTGTAACAGCCTTCTTGTATGGGTCTTTAATAGAATCGAGTTCTGGATGTTCCAAAACTGGAGCCCATTTCTTTTGTAGTTCTTCAGTCATATACATGTTAGTTTTTCCTTATAGTTGTATATTTTTACTTGAGTGATTTAGAAATGGTCTTGGAATAAGTTTCCATTAAAGGATCGGCAGACTTAGCTACGGCCTCACCATCTTCTTCCACGAGCACTTCGTCTAATGATGAACTGTCGGCAACTTTAATATCTGCTTTGAAATATGATTCTTTCAAAGTATCAATTTTGCCAACAAATTCGTCCTCAGTAGTGAATTCTACGTTCTCTGCGAGCGATTTTAACTTCTCTACTTGGGTTTGAGTCAGGCCTTCACACGCTGTGTAGATAGCCTCAATTTTCTTTTGTTCGTTTAGTTCTTTATTTAATTCGACACCACGTTGAATTTGTTCATTCAAAGCAGATTCAAGTTCTTCAACTTTAGCAGCCAAACCTTCAACGATATCTACCTTTTCAGATGGAACATCAATATAATGTTCTACGAATAGGTTACGGAGACCATCGATGAATTCTTCGGTAATTTCAGAACGTAAACCAGATTCGATAGCGATTTCGTTATCTTTGATCCATTCTTCTACCATGTAGTTGAGGTAATCATCAACTTTAGCAGCTAAATCTTCTTTGATTTCTTCAACAGCAGCTTCAAACTGTTCCATCAATTCTGCTTCAGCAATGGCAACAACTTCTTCAGCACGAGCAATAACTGCGGCTTCAAAAATTGTAGAAGCTTTGGCAACGAATTCTTCAGAAAGATTTTCACCAGACAACAAAGCATCCATATCTTCTTTAATTTTGGCTTTGTTAATCATTTTCTTGATGAGTTTTTTATCTTCTGCTTCATCTTCATGTTTTTCTTCTTCAGAAACTAAATCGCCTTCAACTTCGGTAGATTCAGCATACTTGGAAGCAACGTGCTCACCATCATAGTGTTGGAAAGTAGCGCCTGCATTTTTTTGCATTGTTTGTGTTGCCAATTTACCAGCAATACGGTCACGAATAGCATCCATGTGTGTAGCTGGTTCTTGATGAGCGTGTACTAAATCGGAACGACCCATAGTTTCTTGTGGTTGACCTTCAAGTTTACGGATACCTACGCCGTCTTTTTCGGAACCAACTGGAGGGGTAGCACCAGGAGGAGTTGCTGATGGTGTGCCTTTTGTGTAATCAGGCAAAGCATCTGTTTCTTCTTCTGGTGAGTGACCAATATCACCAGCATCGTTAGTGCCGTAAGCAGTCTTAGACTGGATACGATCTTCACCAACTTCACCTTTTGGATGATGGTCTTGACCACGCTGGCCACGCTTCTTGGCAATGTTTGCGTCAAATGTTTCTTTTGAACCTTCAGCCAAGATTGCTTTAGCGGCTTCGGACAGATTAAATTTTCCCATTTTGAAAATCTCCTTGATTTATTGGATATATTTATATTTAAAGTTTTTTCATGAAGTTCTCAAAAATGTGTAGACTAACTTCCTCAATCTCTTTGCGTGAAGCATGGCGAATCTGTTTGATTGCCCGAGAGTGATCCTGTTCTGTCCAAACACCATTGACTAACATCCATTCTTTACCTTCCATAATGCCCTGCACAAAAGCGCCTGGGGCGGAAGGGTCTGCTACAATATCTGCCGCTGTGGCTAGATAAAAATCGTTCTGAACAACATTAACACCATTAACGTTTTTCAATGAACCCATACCTCTTGATGAAACACCTAATTGAGCGCCACCTTCAATAAGGCTTCTGGCGATTTGACCCATAGGAGTATCAAGAATTTTTGCTTTACCGATCCATTGTGTACCATCTTCTCTCAAACCAACAATCATATGTGATACACGGTCTAAGTTAATGGTTGGTGTTTCAGGATGTCCCAATTCACCAAAGGCACGGTTTTTGTTAATATATTCTTCAGTATAACGATGAACTTCTTTTTTCATCGTGTTGTATTCATACAAGCGGCCATTCTTGTTTTTCTTTTCGGAAACGAGAAAAGGACCTTCAATAAAGAGTTCCTTTTTACCATCGGTACCTTCGGTAATATAATTTACCGTTTCGTTAATTTCTTTAATTAGTTTCATAATCCCATTGCCCTTCGTTTTCTTAACGATATTTTTCTTTTTCTTATTGACGTTCTTAATTTAGCACGTCTTTTAAACTTTGACCGTCTGGCACCAATTTTACGGTGTCTACGTTCAGCCGGCATCATTCTGGTTAACTGACCGTGTCTAATGGTATATCCTTTAACCGCCGAAAACTTCTTACGGCGCTGAACTTTACCTTTACGGACTCGAACACGAATTACTTTGGTTCGACCCATTTTTAATACATTCGACTTCTTGTTACCCTCAAACACCAATTCTGGTATTACATCACCAAACATTTCAGAAGCTAATTGTTGTTTCTTTTCATCCAACTTATCATAAATGATAGTTTCTAATATTTCTTCTAAATCCTTTTTCGCTTCTAATAACCTGTTGGCTAAAAGATTTGAAATAAAAACATCCATTACGGTACCAAATTATATGGTTTGTAGTTGAACGCTGCTGGTTCGTTGAACTGACCACGTTGGTACATAGCGTTGTTCTTACGCAAAGTAATAATTAAAGTGTATGCACTATTTGCAGTACCACCTGTTGTTTGAATACCAATATCTCCAACACCAACAGTATTCGCATGAATACCATCACCAGAGTTATTCAAAATAGATGGTAGTTGTTCACCAAGCCCAAACTCACCTTGTAAGTTTAAATGGAAAATAGTTGCTGAATTGGCATACTGTGCTGTTGCGGTAGAACCTGCACCAGACCAAAATATTTCTACACCACCAACATTAGTTGTTGGAAAGTTTACATAATACTTTACGCCAGTTAATTGTAAATCGTAATATGATAATGTTGTGTTAGCAGAACCACCATTTGTGTTTGCTACCAAATAACCATTAGTTGCCAAAGCACCATATAGTGAATTGGCAGCAATACGAGAAACGTTAAGTTCTGCACCAGAAGTGCCATCAAACACACCAGTCAACTTAATAATGGCGTCAGTTTGTGTATCTCTTAGAACTTGGTATGTAAATTTATTGGACATATTATGGCTTTAAGTTATAAGGTGGAGCATTAAACGCAGCAGGATCATTAAATTGACCACGTTGATAGTATGCGTTATCTTTACGGAGTTCAACAATTAATGTGTATGCACAATTAGCAACTAAACCATATGTAAACACACCAATATCACCAGTAGCATTAGGTGCATTGTTGTTAATAGTTACCATGCCTTGTTCTTCGGAATATTGACCACACAAATCCATATTAAAAATAGGAACTGATTGTGCTGTATTTGCAGCAGTCCAACTTAACTCAACATAACCTTTTTGTTGTGAAGCAATATTGTAACCAATTCTTGAAATGGTTATTCCATAATATGGTAAAGAAGTATTAGCAAATTGTGTTGTTGAATTTGCAAGTAAATATCCATTAGTTGCTAAAGCGCCATACAATGTATTGGCTTGAATACGATAAGAATTAGCCTCTTGACCAGTACCGTCAAAATTGGCCGTTAATTTAATAACCGCTTTTTGTGTTGTATCTTTTAATACTTCGTATGTGTAAATGTTGGACATTCTTTATCCTATTTAAATTCTTCTGGTACTGATGTGGACCATTGCATTGCTTCATATGGTACTGTTACATATTTATCTATCTTATCCACATAGTATAAAGCAACTCTTTGACCGTTTGGAAACTGCCTAACAGACTTTCGCTTCATTACCAAAACGTTTGGAGGATCCATAGTCTTTTGACTGGATCTTTTTGCTTCAGAAACTACTTGTTTAAGCGTTTTCATCCGAATCGGCTTCTTGATTGGCAAAATAGTTTTGTGCTACCGCTTGTTTAGCCGCTTCAATGTGAGCAGTTACTTTGTCGTGAATAGATGCATAAAGTGCATTTCTAAATTCTACGCCATTATCTTCTGCTGCGTAATCTATGATTTGTCTTGTATCCATTTGAATCTCCTATCAAAATATTTATAATAAATGATTAATCATTCGTTTTTTTGGCAGATTGTTTTGCCATTTCAGCTTCATGTTCTTGGTCTAAAGGATGTTGTGGTTGACCTGGAACTTGAGACATCATCTGTTGTTGTGCCACATCATTCATAACACCAACTGGCAATCCAAGACCTGCTTCTTTTTCTTCATCCATTTCTTTCTCCATTTCACCAATTTCATCATCAGTCAAACGGAGAACATTGCGTTGAATCCAAGATTGTGAGAAATAACGACCAGTATAAGCATCAACGGCACCTAATAACTGTAGGCGGTTGGTCATTAATTCTGCTTCTTTTAATTCGGTAAAGTTATTATCACGAATAAAATCGTAATGAATATCATCTTGAAAATACTTCCATTCTTCATTAGTACAAATACCTTTAAGAACACATTGCACACGGAGTGCTTGGTCAAACATATCGGTAAATTTACTACGGAGTTTTTCAACAAAACGTGAGAACTTAATTTCATCACGGGTAATTTCTGTTGAACGACCTAATGAGAAACCAGAAGATTCAGGATTCAAACGAGAAATAGGTACATTAAGTGCCTTGTATAATTTCTTTTCAAAGTATTTAACATCTTCCAACTCACCTAAGTTTTGACCACCTGGTAAAGTAGAAATTTCTGTACCTTTTCCACCTTCACGGCGTGGCAACCAGAAATCTTCTAACATAGAAAGATGTTTACGGTCATCACGAACTTCACCGGTATTTGAATCGTATACCAATTTGTTCTTATACTTGACCATGATATCACGAAGGTATTGTTCTGCCTTTAACTTTGGAAGATTACCCACGTCAATATAAAAAATACGGCGTTCAGGAGCACGACTGATACGATAGATAACTGTGGCATCTTCAATCATCCTTAACTGGTTAAGTGGTTTGATTGCTTTGTGTAGATAAGACAACACAACTGCACGGCGACTGTCCATGAGACCAGAAACCACGGAGATGATGGAGTCTGTAGTGATTCGTACACCAACTGGTCCAAAATTTTGAGATGATCCTGTGGTGACCTTATCATTATAAATGTAGTATTCATTTACCACATTCATTACATCCACACCAGTTCGTTCATCTTTTTGTTTTTTGATTTCACGAATCTTACGGAGTTTGCGTGGATCGATATAACGTAGTTCTTTAATACCAGAATTTGGTGTTTCTTGGTCGATAATGATGTGGAAGAATAAACGACCATCTACATAATATCTGCGGAATAAATCTTGTGCCATACTCTTGTAATTTAATAACCGAATAATGGTATCAAATTCTTTTTTGATGGCGTTTTTAATTTTTTCTGGTTGGTCTAGATTATCTAATACCAGTTTGATTGTATTACCATCATCATCTTCACAAATGGCTTCTCCTACAATATCATCAATGGCAGATTCAATTTCAGGTTGCATTGCCATTTCACGATAACGAGAAATAAGTTCTACATCGTTTTTTGCGGTACCATCTAGGTCAACATATGTACCATAATAGGCCGCAGAGGTAATGGTAAGAGCACCATCGTCATTTGATGGTGGTGAGAATGATTGTTGTGCTACCTGTTCTTCTTCGTCTTTAGCACGAGCAATCGTAAAACCGAAAAGAGAGAATTTATTTGCCATCGTATTTTATTCCAATTCAAAAAAACATAATGAAAGGAACCGTAGTCCCTTTCGTATAATAGTATATATTAAGCGTCTGTAGAGGCAGCATTCGTCCAGTATTGGTATGCGAATGTTACACCGTATTCTTCGATGGTATCGTTTGAACCCCAATCTAAATCAATTGCAGCCATATCTAACGGGAACATACCAACAAATTTGTATGTGTTAATTGCTTCGCCTGTTTTACCATACTGAATAACAGAAGCGTCAACTGAATAACTTGAAGGAGTACCAGCAGCGGCACTTCTTACGTTTCCTGCGTGACTATTAATAGAATTCATCCAAGACTCAACTGAATTACGGATTAAGAAATCTTCATCATTAATAATCTGCAATGTCCAGTCAGTAAATGTACGGTTACCAGCAAACTTTAATTCACGACCATAATAATAAACTGGAACTGTACCAACTGTTGAACCAGGTAACTGTGCTGATTTGGCCATAAACGTGAGTTTTTGACCAGCAGCAACGGAGTTATTAGCAAATGTTGGAAGGGTTAATGTTACTTGAAATAGATTAGGACGGGCACCGTCTCCAATCAGATTCGCTCTAAATTCTGCTACGTTGAAAGCCATTGTTTTCTCCTATATCGTTGTATTATTTATCTGATTAAACACCAGCTTGTCCAACGACTTCACTAAATGCAACACCAGTTCTTACTGCAACAAAGTTTAATTGGATGAAGTTAATGGAACGGGCAGGTTTAATGTAAATATCACCAACAAATTGGTTAGCATCAACAACAGCCGGAGTATTGTTTGTAGAATCACAAACCACTTGGAAGTCATAGATACCACGGCGACCTTGT